CAAGCATCTGATTTAACGTCAGGAGCAGGTCTGGGATAGTTAGGATAGCACCCCTAATGTAGAAAGGAGTGACATCGAAGCCATTATAGTAATGACCACCACATGATTCACGGAACTTGTTCTTCGTGCCGAAGTTTGTTTTCTTTTGATTCAGAGTCAATCCTAAGAAGCTAAACATCCGGGTTATTCGAGGAACTAGATCTGATGAACATATGATGTCATCACCGTAAACGGAAACGACGGATCTGTCTTCTCTCTTCACACTCATCTCCTGGATGGTCATAACAACCGCCCAGAAGATTAATGTTTGGAGTTCGAAGGTAAACCCATTTCCCATGGCACTGAACATGTTCAGTTCATGGTAGACAGGTTTGGATCCCCCAGCCAGATCGGCTGAGATGCAAGTTGTTGAAACTCGCATGTCGTCCAGTAGCGACCACCACTCCGTAGGGAGTAGTGTCATCACAAGCATGCTTGAGATGGTATCGCTAGCACTGCTAAGATCAATGGTCGCAAGGTTTCCGCGAACGGAACCCTCACGAGCAAGACGCCTATTACGAGACTGGTCTAATAGATTAAGACCTGTCTTGCGGCGTAGCCGAGTCCTGATATGGACACCGGCTGTTCTTTGCAGAAGCATATTGCCTTCTGGCTCTTTACAAGCCACCCGGTCAATATCTGACTTCTTATCGACAGTGAACATCGTGGACGAATCCTGAATTTCCCACTCGTCGGGAGTAATGGTCTTATCAGACCAATACTCAAGGAAGTGGGTTAACGCAGATTCCGACACGTGACATTTACCCTGGAGCTTTACTAGAGCAGCGATCGGTGATCGACTAACTCTAGTACTAGCCCCGTTTGTTATCTCGACCACTTGGTCTGGGATAACGATAACAGGGCCTAGGACTCTCTCAATTTTGAGACGCACTCGAGATATAAACTTATCCCAAGTGGTCCAACCAAAGTCGGGATCCGTTGCGTTAGCAGCGAATATTCGATCATTGGTTAGAGAGTTCATTTGCTCCGCTTGCAGCCACTTAGTGACTGCAGCACGCGCGCGTATCTTCGGAGAAACAACCTTTGGATCGAGGAACTTAGAAAGGACCTCGTCTTTCAGGTAATTCGTCTTAAAGTCATCGAAGGGTTCTATTACCTTCATAAACTCTTTGACAAACTTCTCAGAAGATTTACTGGGTAGGTTCCATCGGCCATTCTTGGTCCGAAAGGGTACCTTGCTCATGATTAATTACTCCATTTTGGTTGTAATTAGTTCCAAAGTAGAGAACTTTATCCGAATAGATCCCAAAGATACTTCACAATGAAGTCTTCAGGAGGATTCAACTGTCGAAAATCGACACAAGATCCGGCATTAAAGTTCTCATCGAAGATTTCACAGCTATCACTAGCTGGCCCCTCCGCTATTCCCAAAAGGATCAAAGCTACCACGACGGTAGCCGGAACCCCTAAGGACAATAGTGCAGGTGCGAGAAAGCGTCTCAAAAGAGACGCTATCTTAGAAGATATCTTCAACGTCCGAGAGAACCGAATTGATCGTTGCTTGCGCTGCCAAAGTGGCATTCGCAACCATCGAGATAAGGTTATCCCGTTCCTGCTGAGTCGATGACTCATCAAGAACGAACTGGACGTCCGCCATGTTCGTACGAACAATGACGGGCTTTGAAACGCCGTTGATGGTTTCTGTAGCCATCACAGGCATCGTGAACCGGATACGCACCTTATTGCGTGCACCGCGGGTCAAGCGGACGGTAAGAGATTCCCGTCCAATTGTTTCTTCAATAGCGTTATTGTAGAAACTCCAGACACCTTTGTCGTCCACTCCGCTTGGAGTGAATACGTGGGTTACTGGTGTGCCCTCTCGATCATCGAGAGAAATACTAACGGCTGCTGGCATGTGCGAGCATCCTTCTTCTGAGGTCGTAACTAACGACCAGCCACCATGAGCGCAATTGCGGTCACGGTTTGGTTTACGTTTAACCCCAAATCCACGTAGGGAAGTGGAGGAATGAATCCGTAAAGTTGCTCTCGTCTGAAAGCACTTTGCCGGATGTTTAGTACCATAGGATCGTCAACCACAAGTCGTCCCTTGGCAGAGCCAGGGTAATACATGTGGCATTTTAGCTGGCATTTCATGCTTAGATACTTTGAACTGTATCCATGCAAATACACGGTTCCTAAGGGCTGTTGCAGCCCATCGAGAAAGGAACCGATATGAGTAAACCAGTCTAAAACGAATGAAAGTGTGATAACATCCCAACCCAAACTCAAAGGGTTGGTCAGTCCGTACCGCCAAGCGGTAAAGGCTGTTGGGTTAGTTAAGCCCAATGTCGCACTTTCCTTTTGTCCTCGTATGAACTCGCCTGAATACTCAGTATTCATAAAGTTCCCTGCGGGAGGTCCGAAAGAACCATCCTTCTCATCAATGGTCGCAACTAAGCGACCAGTGCTGATCTGCCCGTCCAAAGTGGACATAAGCTGGAATGCATCGTTCATCAAAGGTTTGATGGAAAACAATGCAGTTAGATATCCAGCTGCGGCAGCGCCCGGTATTTTCCTCAATTGCTTGAGGGTTTTCCCGGAATACTTAGACTTTGCCTTTTGGCCGAACTTATTAGTCACCTTAACATGTTTGTTAACTGACTTCACAGTTCGTTCCATCTCCTTTACAGTTGATGGAGCTTCTACTAAACTTTGACCAGCGTTCCAACTTTGGGACTTGATCGCGTTTATTAGTCTACCTCGCACACTGCTGCTCGTCTTAGATGAGACAGCAGGTGTGATTCCTGAGCACCCGTAATATTCTATATTGCCCCCATAAGGGCCAACATAGTTACTGGTGACAGGTGGTAGAGGCCATTTTGTACGATATCTGTCAGTGTGCCACCCCATTCTTTGTTGGGGTTCACCAGCAGATCCGTGCGCGGCGAAGTAGTAGGATACGTAATCCGTCGGATACTCATATCCCCCCTTACCATTCTTCAAGGTAGGTATGGGATCAGGCTTAATCGCCTTAAAGAGTACCGAATGGTTTAAACCTATCCAATGGCTCCAGCTAGCACCATCGTCGTCAGAGTACGTTACATCCCAAGGGATGTGCGTACGAATATGAACGTTTGTTGCCATGCTGAAACCTCTCTTCCTATGGAAGAGCAGGCCCACAC